TGTATCTGATGGCGGGGTTGATACGGGTTCAGCTTCAAGAATCTGCTGTTCCAAAATCTTCATTGCACCGTTAACTTCATGCAAGGCAATAGTAAGATTTTGCCTTTCAACAGCAAGTTGCTGTAGTTTTTCTTTAAGGTTCATAATTTAGTAAAGTTTTTTTCCAGAGGTTATAGCTGCATCAATAGCAGTAAAATCTTCTGATGTCCAAATAGATGTTGTTCCATCTAGTTTTTTGTAAGCCTTGATAATTTCAAGATGCTCTACGTTTCGTTTGATTTTATCTTTAAAATCTTCGTCAGTTTCATCTGATTCTTGAGCAGTACCGATAACAGTTACGCTATCGCCAGCAGCAGAAAATATTTCTGCGATTTCATCTGCGGTTTTTTCTTCCATGATAAAAATAAGGTTACTTTTAGTTTACCCTGCTTCGAGGGCTGTGACTTTTGCGGATAACTCTTGTACAGCTTTCACAAGAACTGGGAATAAATGACCCTCTTTTGCTTCTAATTTATCTGGATTATCATCTAAAACTAAATCAAGATAATCAATAGAGTTTGAAGATTCTAAAGTTTGGAGTTCTTGTGCTATAAAACCTGCCCGATATTTACCATCTTTTATGTTGCCGTCTCTTGTCGCCCATTTAAATTTTCTAGGTTTTAAGCTATTTATAAAGTTTAATCCGATTGGCAAATCAATAATTTCTGTTTTATCTCTTTCATCTGATAAAGAACTAATACTTGTGTCATTACAACGTAAATCATTTATATTGCTACTACCCAAGGTACACTGATTACTTGATGTAGCAGAAGATGGATCACTATCGTTACCTAAACAAATATTATGACTACCAGTTGTCACGGATGCCCCTGCTGATTTTCCGATAAATGTAGAATTATTACCTGTAGTTACATTTTCACCGCAAAGCCCACCTACAAAAGTATTTGAATATCCAGTAGTTTCATCATGTCCAGCGTGATAACCAATAAGAACATTATGTTCATCACCAGAACCAGTATGATTGTACATAGCTTGGTATCCAATAACAACTGACTTATTAACCCCACCCGCAGCTTGCATAGCCTCCCTACCTATTGCTACGTTTTTAGAACCACCTTGAGTATTAAATAATGCTTGAAGACCAATAGCTATGTTGTCACTAGCCGTTGTATTTTCCTGTGAAGCATTTCTTCCAATAGCGATGTTTCCTTCACCAGTTGTATTTTTGGTTAGAGCATTATAACCAATGGCAACCCCACTATCGGCTGTAGTATTAGCATCTAAAGCAAGACCACCAACAGCTATATTATAATCTCCTGTTGTGTTTGCAGCTAAAGCAGATTGACCCACTGCTGTATTACTACTACCTGTTGTGTTATTTTGTAAGGCACTTGAACCTATGGCATTGTTACTATTTCCTGTTGAATTTGTAGTTAAAGCAGAATCCCCGAAGGCAGTGTTGTTACTAGCATTTAGAGTAGATTGCATAACAGCATAACCAACTCCTGTATTATTTCCCCCGGTAGTTTGATAAGCAGAAAAAGCTCCAACCATCGTGTTTCTAGTTCCTGTGCTTGACAATAAAGAGAAGTAACCTACAGCGGTATTATCATCACCTGTTACATTATCCCGTAGAGCTGTAGAACCCACCGCAGTGTTGCGTGTTCCAGTTGTGTTTTTTTCTAAAGCATCTTTACCGCAAGCAGTATTGTGATTAGCAGTTGTATTGGCTTGTAAAGCATCTTGACCTACGGCAGTATTACTTCCCCCGGTAGTGTTTGAATCTAAGGCATCTGCTCCAAGTCCTGTATTTGAATCGCCTGTTGTGTTAGCTGTTAAAGCATTATTACCAACAGCAGTATTATCGCCAGCAGTAGTATTTGCGTTTAAAGCATATTTTCCAATCCCTACGTTACCAGCACCAGTTGTATTTACTTGCAATGCGTTATCGCCTATTGCAACATTACCATCTGCCGTAGTGTTTGCAGATAAAGCTACAGCACCTATAGCAATATTTCTATCTCCTGTTGTATTTGCATCTAAGGCGTAAGCTCCTACGGCTACATTATTAAATCCAGTTGTGTTTGCCCCTAATGCTGCATATCCAACACCAGTGTTATTACTTGCTGTAGTGTTTGAATCTAAACATTGATACCCAATAGCTACATTCTGCTCACCACTCGTATTAGCCGCTAAAGTATCTCTTCCTAGTGCAGTATTATAACTTCCTGTATTTGCACCTAATGAATTATATCCGACAGCTACGTTTGATATTCCAGTTTCGTTCGCATCTAAAGCAAGACCTCCAATGGCAATATTTGTTGTTCCAGTTGTTAAAGATACAAGTGCATCTTGACCAATTCCAATATTATTTCCACCTGTTGTTGTGGCTTGCATTGATCCACTTCCTACAGCTACGTTGTTTGTTCCAGAAGTTAAAGTTGTTAAAGCATTTTTACCAATAGCAGTATTATTTCCACCAGAAACAGAAGCATCTAAAGCACTTTCTCCTAAAACAGTGTTACCAGCAACAGAGTTTGCACCTTTACCTACAGTTAAAGAATTTATTGTTGCATCAGCACTTATAGTTAACGAACCATCTAGGCCTCTTAATGTGATCCAATCGTTATCAGCACTATTACGCATTTTTAATAAACTATTACTTGTATCAGCCCACAACATATAGGCAGCAGTTGTACTGGGAGCAGAACCAGAACTGTTATTTGTTAATATCGCCTGTAATACATTATTTAAATCCGTACGAACTGCACTTCCAGAGGCATTGTCTATAACGTAATCATGTGTAGCCATTACTTAACTCATTTTTTATTTAAGTATATCTTAATTCAATACTAACTACCACGCCCAAATCCTGTAGCAGCATATTTAAAATTCCTATCAACATGGCTAGAACCATTCTTTATATCTATATTGAAGCCGCTTCCTGTAATAGATGAAAGGGTAAAGAAATCACCGCTTTGTGCATTTTCTATAGTAATACCAATGGAAGGTAAAACAGAATTTGCTGCAATGCTAGTGCCAGATTGTCCTGTAAAAAATGTATTTGTAAATGTCACTGACTTTTGAGAAGTACCAGACGCAATAACTCCATTTGTTGCCCCTGCATTTCCCAAACTTGTTTCAGTTCTGCTTTCAAGCTGTGCAGAATATCCTAATTGGTCAATCTCTATACTTTGAGCTGGATCATCTGATGACAATTCACATCTAAATCTAAATCCTCTAGCAACAAATGTACCATTTGCAAATTGATTAAATTTAGAAAATTCCGCAGAATAAGTACAATTTCCACTTGTTGTCGCACTACTTGAAGCTGTTACTGTAAAAGTGCTTGAAGTTGGTACGGTTATAATTTCAAAATTTCCACTTACAGCAGTTCCAGTTGAAAATGTAATTTCTACATTACTGCCAACAGAATAACCATGACCTGATTTTGTGATAGTTATTGTCGTTCCAGATTGTGCATATGTAGCAGAAACAGAAGTTGCTGGATCGCTGTCAGTTGTACTTACTAATAATTTTGCGTTCACATCTGTTGCCTTTGCCCCATCAAAATCTGTCCATGTATCTACATTTGCAGTTCTATCATCAAACAGGTCACTTGGATAAAAACCTTGAGTTACAAAGTGTCTTGTAAGTCGTAAAGGTTGTTTGCCACCTAAGTCTAATTTATTTGCAAAATCATAAGTACCTGAAGTCACAGTAAGAGTTCCTAAATTATCAAAATCAGATATAGCGTCAAAATCAGCAATAGAATCTAATAAAACCGGTCCACCTAAAACTAAACCATTCAAAGAACTGTCAAAACTGCAATCAGTTTTTGTTCCAGCAAAAGGTGTCGGTGAATCTGTATCTTCTCTATCTGTTAAAACAGTTAATTTAGGAAAAGGGTCTGGGGTATTTATTATTACAGATGTCTCGCCAGAACTAAGTCTGCCACCATCATCACGGAATTTAAGTATTACTTCCCCTGTAATTGCTGGGATTAAAATTTCTGAGGTTGCGCCAGATTTTGCTGGAATAAGGTCAACTGAATTTGTAAAAGTACCGCTACCGTCTGTCAAATTGCTATGCCTTACCACTACAGACCCACCATGAATAACGTCTACATCTGTTGCTTTGTCAAAACGTAATCGAACAAATTGATCTGATACTGGTTCAAGAACTAAACCTGAAACATCTTGCGGAAGTGCCGTTTTTCCTACAGCTTCAAATGTCAAATCGGTCGAAGTTGCTGAAAGTTGCGCCTGTACGTTATAACTAAAAACCTGTATTTCATAAGTTCCAAGCTGACTATTTAATATTTCAAAATCAGGTCTTGATACTCTTTCAGTTACGAAATTTCCATTTTCATATCTGTAGTTTACTTGATATTCGATAACTCCATTTATTGGTTGCCAACTTAAGATAATTTTTGATACTGCCTGATTATTGATTGGAACGATTGTTTCGACAGCAGTTAATCCAGATGGCGGACTTGTCAGATCATTTAGTTTCGAAACATTTCTTGCGGGTAAGGCTTCGCCGTCTTCGATAAATGCGTATTTTTCATTTATATAAGATAAAGCTGTAATTGTATAATTTACCGAATCTGTTTCTTCAACAGTAATTACTCTAAATTTTTGCGGTTCAACAGTGACGTTTGATATTAACCAGATAGTGTTGACATTTGGTGTTTGAGAAAATGCCGAACTTACAGTAATAGTTCCGTTTGAAATGCTTGAAATTGTTTTTTCTTCAACAGAACCATCTGGCAATATTAAAGACAAAGTTGCATCGCCGACAGGGTTTCCAGAAGCGTCAACAGCAAAATCTGTTGCGTTTGTATCATCTACTGTAACAACAGTTGTCGAAGTAACACTTGCAAGCCTTCCTGATCTTCTAACGCCGGCGCGAACAGGGTCATTGATACTAATAACAGCGCCCGGCCTGACCATCAATCCGCCTTCCATTGATGTCGTAAATGTCACTAGCTCAGATTCATTTGCTTCCGAAAATGCAATTGCTTTTGCCAATCTGAGCGCTTGCCCCCGTGATGTGCAGCCGAAACCTTTTACCTGTTTCACAACAGTTCCAATTTTTGACGAAATATCAGTATTTTCAAAAACTTCATAATCTATGTCTTGCGAATCCATGTTGTAATATGAGACTGATATAACAGAATGTCTTTGCTTTAAACTTGAGCCAGAATAATTAAAACCATCGCTTGAAATATTGGCAAGTGAAAAAAGAAACGAGGAATCCTTGGGGGAATCTTGAGCCAATAATATAGAGCCGGTTGACCAGATCGGCATACAACGCATTACACCCGCAAGTTCATTTATAAGGTCAAACGCTTCGCTTGATGATTGAATATTGACGTTACAAGAAAATCTGGCTTCCTGTTCACCAAAACCATCATCGACAAGAGTGTTTGCAAATTTAGATGCGGTTACAAAAGAAAATAAATCAAGGTTTGCATCTGCAATATGTGTTCCAAATCCATATCTTTCTGTTGTTAAGAGATCAAGCAAAATCATTGCAGGGCATGAACACCAAACCGCTGCACCCATCACGCCGTTAAAAATATATCCGTCTGGGTACACAATCCGACCAGTAGCAGAATCGACACTTGGTGTACCAGAACTGGAAGCGCCGGCGCCCGGAATCCTTACTTTTATTCCGCGAATACGAAATTTGCGGCGTGGAATTGAACTGAACTGTTGAGAATCAAGCCTTATTGCGTTATAAGCTGAGTTTGCATAAGTACTTGCATCGTCAATAATTTCGGCAAAACTTGTGAATTGAAAAGCGTCTATTAATGAAGTATCTGTTGAATCTGCTGTAACTCTTATAACTCTAATATCAACGGGAAAAGAACCTGTTATATCGACTGAATAATCTCTTTGATAAGCGTCAGCCGTTCTTCCTGTTACTGTGTCAGTTATTACATCAGTAAAACCGCCCGAATCATATTGAACAGCGATTTTGAGAGATACAGTTGAACCTAACAAATCTCCTTCAGTTGTTGCTTTTTGTATTTGAGGAAAAGTTATTGAAACTTTGACACGATCAACATTTGTGTTTGTAATTTGTCTTGTAACAGGGGAAGAAGCTGTAACAGTGACACCGACAGGCGTTATTGAAGAAGAACTTTCAATTCCAGAAATTTTTGTTTGATCTGCTGTGCCAAAACGCGGCGTAAAAGTTACATTTTGAAAATTAAAATCTGTAGTTTGTGGACTTGTTGAACTGGCTGTTGCTTTTAAAATCGGTGTATCGTTAAGAAAAACGTCCTTCAAATACGCATTACCATAGGCGGCTGAAGTGCGGTCTGTTATACCTTCTTTTGAAGCGGTTGCTGAACCTTCAATCTCTCCTTCTGATATAAGGTCAAGGAAAGTTGCAAACTGTTTACTATGTAAGGTGTCAGGTGTTCTTGTTGGTTGTCTTGGCGGCGGCGGACTTGGCCTACCACCTGAACCGCGAATAATTTTTCTTTTATCGGTCATGCCTGAACTTGCTCCGTATCAATACCGCCAGAAATAACAACGGAACCTGTGAAAATTTCTCCATATACAATCGGAACGGGTGTCCCCGCACGGCTAGTCTGTTGCGTTCCTGAAAAGCTAAACGATAAACGCGGGTCTTGTTCACTAGAAAATTCAGGTGTTTTTGGCGTAGGAAATAGCATCCCACTTACGCCACTTAGAACTAAACTTGCACCGATTAGACCAAGAGCCGCCGAACCATAAGCCCCTGCCGCATATAAACCTGTTGCACCCATCAAACCACCTCCGCCTGCTAATCCCGCACCTGAACCGCCTGCGAAAAGCCCCGCACCCATCGGCGTAAATGATAAACCGATCAAGGCCACTCCAAGAAGCACTTTTCCGAAATTACCCCCCGAACCTGAAATAACAGGTACAAAAGATATATCTGATTTACCAATAGGATCGTGAAGCTCGTCCGCACCAATTTCCTCATCGTGAGTTATGACTTTATAATATCTGCTCGCCATATGACTTTCCAGTTGAGGAAAATTATTTATTAAAAAACTTACAGCTTCCGCTACATTTGCAACATTTATATCTTCAAATTCTTTATGACCGACTTGTTTTGCCAGTTCTCCATATAACTTAATTTTGCGAAGCATAACGTAACCTCATTCCTGTGCATTTTAACAACCAAGGGTTGTAAGGTTCTTTACAAGATAGTCTATCTCTTAAATGGTGTATTACATCGCCATCTACAAAAATCGCCACATGATTCAACCCTACAGAACCAATTGACATAAATAACAAATCGTTGTTTTTTAACTTTTCATCATTTTTTAATTCAACAAATCCCGTATCTTTTGCGCATCTTTCAAACATCGGGTCGTCTTGAAATTCTTCGGGTGTTATTGGTCTTTCCCAATCTCTAAGTTCTATATTTAATTTTTCTTTATAGTATCTGCGAACAAGTGACCAACAATCCGAAACACCCCAAACCCAAGGCAAACCGATCATGTCTGGCATATATCCTGACGGCTTATATTCGCCCCATAACTCCGTTTTAGGGTTGACAATATACCAAGGTAAGTTTGATTGCTCACAGCTTATTTTGTCAGCTTCTGAAGCGACAGGCGGTGTTGTCGGGTGTGAATGTACTATGCCAATAATTTCTCCAAGAGCATCCCCTTTTACAAAGTCTTCAGGGTTCATAATGAAACATTGATGCGAAGTTATTGCTAAATTTTGACAAGGAAAATATTCTTCTTTTCCACGAATATTCAACAAAAGACCACATGATTCTTTTGGGTCTTGTTCCTTGGCATGAAGCAATGCGTCAGCCTTCCAAGTCATCCCGCAATTAATCCGATACTAGGAAATTCTTTTCTAGTGCATTGACGTTTTGGCGCTCGAACTCCCGCCATATCAAAAACAGCCGCAAGTTCAAAAGATACAACAGTTCTATTTTCAGCGGATTTTCTATCTATCAAAAAAATTTCTTGTTTCCCTTCGGCTGTCGGGTCTGGGGTTCCGTATGGGTTTACGTTGCTTGGGAAATTTGCAGCGTCAAGAAATCGCGCCTTTGTTCTTATTCTTTTTACAGTTGCCCCTGTCAAATCATTTCCCCTTGTTATAGCGTTTACTGTTAAGAGTATTGAAGATAGAGTTCCAAAAGCATTTGAAAAAGTAAGCGTTGGCCTTGGTAATTGTCCTTTACCATATTTAAACCCTTCAGCTTGAACAGGAAATCTTGTATATGCTTGACTATTCCAAATAATTTCGCCGTTGTCTTTCAAACTTGTTCCCGCATGAAAATAGTATGTTGTTGTCGCACCATGTAGTGAATTATCAAGAGTCAAGGTAAAAAGTTCAATTACCGCTGACGGATTGACCTTCTGTAATTCACTTACAATTTTATCTGTACTCACGGTTCAAATACCTGTCTGAATGTTGCGCTGATTGATGCCCTGTTGTTATAAGGTATAGATTTCGACCAAGTTTCACAAACAAATAATTTTGCACCTGAAAGAGTGATGGAAACATTTCCAGAATTTGTTGCACTTGCAGCGGCTATAACTGTAAATGTATTTGCATCTGTCGATGTTGCAACTGTAAAAGAACCATCTGTTGCGGAACCTGATGTGTAGTCAATTGTTAAAACATCGCCGATTGCGACACCATGATTTGAAATCGTAATCGTTACTGTTGTTCCTGATTGTGAATATGTTCCTGTTTTTGTAAATCCTTCACCGGGCGGTGTAAATGTAAAACTTTCCTGATCGTTTGCGCGACTATCAAGAAACGCTTCGACAACATCGGCTTCTGTTTCACTAAGTTCAAAATTCACATTGTAGACTTTCGGGTTTTGATTGCTTGCCAAGCCAAAAAATATTCTCTGTTCAAATCCATCCGCAAAGCGAACCGTGCGAACGGCAGGCGCAGATTTTTTTGAAAAACCTTGATATGTGGGGGTGACAGAAGGAAAAGTTGCCATTTTAAGTTGCTAGTAAACCTCCCGGCCTTTTTTGTTTTATTAGTTCTGATTGTATCGCTGAAGCAAGAGCAACGCCAAGTTCTTTTCCGCGATCTTCATTTGCATCTGCCTGCATACCTTCAGCCGAGACATTTACATTTATATTATTAACTATTCCTCCGCTTCCGCCGATTTTATGATTAGGGATAATAGTACCCGCAGAACGAGGAACAAATATCTCCGGCCCTCGCTCGCCCACGATTGAAGGCTTTCCGACAGGCGGCCTTCCGCCATTTGCAAACCCTAAAAATCCGCCTATTTTAGTTCCACCAAATAAACCAGTTAAGGCCATATTAATTCCAAGTCTTAACAAGGACGATGCAAGGTCATTAATAATTGATTTGGCCGCTTCTCCAAGGGTTCTTGTTCCCTCTATAGCACCGACTAAGGCATCAGTAATGCCTGAACCAATATCTTCTCCTATCTGTTTAAATTTACCATTAATTTCTTCTGCAAGTTTTTCTTGTTTTGTCATTTGTTCAACTTGTTTTTTCAATAATTCTTCTTTTTTCATCAAATCTATAATTTGCTGTGCATCTAATTCGCCAAATCTTTCCTTTAGCTCATTTATTTTTTGCTCCATATTAAATTCTTCCTCTTTGCCTGCAAGTTTCGATTCCATCGCAGAAATATTTTTTAAAAGTGTAATTGTTTGGTCATTAAATGCTTTATCAAGAGCAAGTTGCGCATCCCTTTCTTTTTCTCCTTGAAGTATGATTGATCTTTCTTTTAATAATTGAAGTTCTCTTTCAAGACGTTTTGCTGTTCCTTGGTCACTTCTGTTTGTACTAAGTTGTGATAGTTCAAATTCTTTTCTAGCTATTGCAAGTTTATTTAATGCAAATTCTGTTGTTTCTGCTGTTTCAACTATACCTTTTAAATTATTATCAAAATCTTTAGCAGCTTTTGCACTTGCTTCTGTAGCGTTTTTATTGTCAATAAATTTTGCCGCTAAAGTACCCAAAGCAACTATCGCCAAACCAACACCAGTTTTTGCAAGTGCTAATTTAAAACCGACTAAAGCTAAGTTTAATTTTGTTACACCGCCCGCCGCTAAAAATGAAGAAGCCGCAACACCTTTTAAACCAGTTGAAGCTAGAGCAGAATTTAAAGTAGCTATCTGAAAAGATGTTGTTAAAGTTGCTAACTGTCCAATTATTACAGGCATTATAATTGCAACACCTTTTGCGGCAACAGCTATTGCTGTAAATATCAAAGTGACTTGACCCGCGCCTGATTTTACAAAATTTGTTATTGCTTCGGTTACTTTTGTTAATGCTCTAATAACTGGTAAAACAGCGGGCGCCAGTTGATCGCCAAATGCCCTTGATAAATTTTCAGCTTCATTTCCTAAATTTTTGAATACTTGTGTTGGGTCATTCTCTAATAATGCCTTTAAAGAATCCGCTCCATCAAGTTCAACTTTTTTCAAAGCTCTTATAACAACATCACTAGTCAATTTACCTTCAGATGCAAATTTTTTAAGTTCGCCAATCGTAACGCCAAGTTCTGCCGCGATAGGCGCAAGAATTGTTGGAACTTGTTCTGCAATACTTCTAAATTCATCCCCTTGTAAACGGCCAGAACCTAAAGCCTGTGCTAATTGCCTGAAAGCGTTTGAACTTTCCATCGCTGACGCTCCCGCCAGTTTTGCCGCTGTATTAAATCCGATGAATGTTGTTCTGATGTCTTCAACACCAACGCCCAAAGGTTGCAAACGTGCAGTAATATTTGTAATTCCTTCAAGCGCTTCTGTCGCACTTAGTCCAAATAATTTTTGCGCTTCTGCCGCTATCTCTTGAGATTTTGCAAAAGTTCCTGATGCTTTCGTTAATAATCCAAGTCTTACATTTAATTTTTCAAAATTTGCCGATGTTAATATTGCTTGTCTTCCTAAAGCTGTGACACCTATTCCAAGAAATGCGCTTTTAAGGCCGCCAAGCGCCCTTTGTAGCCCTGTTGATTGCTGTTGAACACCTTTTAATGCTCTTGTGGCCTGCGAAGCATCAACTGTAAGTTTTACATTAGCCTGTGCCACAAATCAACAAAACCTTTTCTTATATATTAACCTCTATTTGCTCTTTGGCGATTTAATTCTCTTTTTTCTCTTTCATTCTTAACTTCATAATATGCAGCCCAATATATCAGTTCTTCTTCTGTAATCAAAGAACGTAATTCCTGAATAGTTTTGCCTAGTTCTGTTGCGAGAAAAAATTCAAAATTTATCCAATTATCTCGCGATATTATTTTTTTGCTGTATCAACATTTAGTTTAATATCAAACATAAATAATTCAATTTCGTTCAATACATTTTCTGGAAGTTCTCTTTGTAGGTTTGGCGCGTCTGCGGGGCTAAATGCTTTAGAGCCGTCTTCATTTTCTGCGTTTTTACAAAGAAGATATGTTGATATTGTCAAAGCATCATCTGTATTTGCCGCCGCTTGTGCGCGAACACGATCATCCCTTGTTAATGGCTTGAAGTATAAATTAGCTTTTACAACGCCATTTGCGTCTTTAAATTCGTATTTTCTTCTGGCTGTCATCTGATCTTTATAAGATTCAGTTAACAGGTCAATAGTTCTTTTTTGCATTGGTTGATTAGTTGACTAATAAACTCAATGTATCAGATAGCGCTTGTTATGGTACCGCTTGTAATGAAACTGATATTTATTACTTGAACTTCGCCAAGTGTTGCGCCATATTCTGCGTTTGTAATAATTCCCGCAAAACTAATTTTCTTTGCTGAAGTTGATGAATCAGGAAATAATTCAAATAATGCGTCAGCGTTGTCGCCTGTAGTTAAAACATCATCAATAAATGTTGTGTAGCCTGCGCCTGTTTCTGATGGATTGTAAAGAAGTTCCGCTGAACCTTCGCCCGCTATTAAACCGCCGATATTTGTTTTAAATGTATCGCCCTGTTTTGTTGTTTCCATAGTGTCTTTTGTTATAGACAAAGACCAAGCTCTTGTTTGTCCAACGTCAGCTTCGGTGCCGCCCGCATTTTCAAACATAATTTTTCCAACATCGCCTTTGATAGCCATAACAAAAAAAGAATCTATTTATAAATATATTAACTCTTATTTGTTTTTTTTACATCTTTTTTTAATTTTTCTTGGTTTTCCATATATCGTCTGCAACGTCCATCCCAATAAGCGGGGTCACGGCGTCCCTTTACAGCTTCAATTGCATCAAGCATTTTTTCTGTAATTTCCATTAAAGTTCCTCGAAAATTTCAAAGGTCATTCGCAGTTGTGTTTGGAATTGACCTTCTGGATTTGGATTGTCTACGACCTCCGGCCCAATCGGGGCATCGAAGATCACATTAGAAACTGTAATTCGATTGTACAAATCCCGCAACCTTTTACCGATTGTGTAATTATCGCCTGAACCTATTCCCTGCGGTGTAAAGATGTTAAAAACAACAATTCCATTTACGCGGTTCAATCCGTCCGCATTTCCCTGCGTCAGATAATTACTTTCGCCGAATGTTGTAAGGCATTGAACAAAGGTTGTAACGGCGCTACTATCAAACGACATATTATGAAAAACAACAGATATTGCGGGGCTACTGGCAAGTTCTGTCGCAACTCTAGCTTCGATTGTTGCTCTTACTGTATTTAAATCAATAGCGGCCATTATTTACCCCTTATTTGTTTGTAAAGGTCTTGAATTTCGTTTGCAAGTTCTTTTGCCAACAAATCAAGATGTTTAGGTTTTAAGCCTTTTAAACTTCTATATGTTCCACCCCAAGACGGCGGCAAACTTGTCCCAAACATAACAGGCTCTGCATATGGAACATTATTATGAATATGATATTTTTTTTTAAAATTTTCTTTTCCTAGTTGATAATTTAAAGGCTTTGGCGGTCTTATAACAGTTCCTTTACCAGAAGCGCCATATTTGCCTTCTGGGGCGGGTGCGCCGCTTTCTGCATTTTCTCCTATCTGCCAAGAAACAGCAAGCCTTCCAGAATCTACAGGCGAGCCTTCTTTAACAATACGATCTCCTGTTAAAACAGTAACCGATAACAAAGTGTTGATTTGTTCTTCAGAATAATCTCCGATTTGGTCAATTCGTATCTTTCTCATGTTCTTAAATAAAGGGTATAAGAAATATCGGTTCCGCCTGATGTTTTAGTAAGGACGCGAATAATATTATGTACAATACTTGAAATAAGAACCTTATCTTTTGTTGTAGGTTTTGCCGTGACAGCCGCAGCCGATATTGTAATTTTTTTATCTTCCGCCTGAATAAGTTCATTTACTTCCCGCAAATTGACATCTTCAAAAACAGCTTTGACAGTTGCATCGCTGTTCGATTCAGAAATAACGCCTGTTGTTGTATTGTAAGAACCCGCAGTAATAGTTCTTATAGTCACGTTTTGACCAAATCCCTCAATTGATGCAACCTTATCAATTGCCTTTTGAATAGCACTTGCAAAGTTTGGCATTAGATTTTATAAGCAATGCAAGCGCCACTTGTCAAAGTGATACTTGTAAATAATCCGTAAATAGTTTGACCCGCAAGAAATGTTTCAGAATCAATTGAATTTCCTGAATAGTTATGCGAAGCCGTGTTGATCTGTGTATCTTCTTTAAAAAAAATACTTTTGAATCTGCCTGTGTGTGCGGCTGTGTCTGTGATTAGCTCCCCGCCAAGTGTGTAATCTGGGTCAGCGTTGTACATTGATTAACTCCTTTTGATTGAAATGTTACCCGGCCCACTA